ATCCTGTCCAAACCAACGGTTGCGTTCTTGCCGCGCTACCGCTTTTGGGTCAGGTCGAGGGGCCTGATGTTGTGTTTGTACAACATTCTGCTCCTCTTGTAAAGGGGTTGGGCGATAATTATTTACACGCTCCAACTCCATTGTGGCTTTGGTCATTGCCTCTTGAGCTGACATCAGCAAATCAGAGTCGCCATTTTCATAGGCTTCTTTGTATGCCCGTTTGGCCGAATCAAGCTTCATCTCGCTAGTCTGTTTAACGGCAGACACGTATTCTGTTTGACCAGAATTGATTATCTGTTTAAACCGCTTGTTCTCTTCCATAAGGCGTTTTGTAGCATCTATGCTTGCCTGTCGCTCACGGTATGCCGCTTCTTTCTCTCGGCGCTCGTCATGCCAAACCTTCTTAAGCTGTTTCATCCTCTGCTTTACATCGTCAGAGTAATTCTCTAGCTCGTCTTGTTCGAGCTCCTCAACGATGTCTTTAGGCATGGGTTCACGGCCACGGTCAGATTCTGGCGTGGTGTCTTCAACTTCAATTTCCAGATCATCCTGCTCGTCTGGGAACTTGTATTCTGTCTTATTTAAGTTAGCCATACGTTTCTCCTTTATTTCCGTTTGATGCCGCGTGGATCTTGAACTACAGCTTCCACAGAGTCATCATTAATAATTCTAAATTCACGCCCATGGATGATGAGCCGTGACCCAGAATTAGGCCTTACTAGAATAAAATCGCCTTCTTTGCACCAAGGCCCTGTGGGGAATTTGCCTGCGTCTTTGTAGCAGTCTTCTCCCAACTTAACTACAAACAAAACAGTGGTTAGAACTTCTTCGTAATGCACCGTCTCATCTGCCTTGATTAATCCGCTCTCGTATGTTTTGTCGATTTCAGGGATAGCGCATAGAATCCGATACCCAGAAGGGTCAGGGAGTTGTTTGGCTTTCTCTTCGTCAGAGTGATTAAAATTAATTGACCCTACGACTTGCGGGCTATTGGGGTTTGAACCAATTAGCAACTCAGTCATCTTTTTGCTCCATTTCTTGTTTGAGGCCTAATACGTAACCCCTTGCGATGAGCAGGCCTCTAATCTCACCACAAGTTTTTTTGTACTCTTCAAAGCTCTCAAAGTTGCCCGTGGCGGTGGCCTCGGACAAATGATTAGCCTTCTCTAGAATCCTTGCTGACAGCACATCAAACACATCCATCATTCACCCCCTTGTGAATCAAGCGTCTTGGCGATATCCACAGCCATTCTGGCTTTCTCTTTATTAAGATCTATGCCGGCTTTAAATCCTTCAAGTTCTTTTTTAGCACTGATGCCGTCTTTGTTTTTAGAGAGTTGAACACCAGCCTGAAGGCCCGCAATTTCTTTCTGGCTTGATATGCGCTCACGCTCAATCTGAAGTTGGTCAGCCTTCGTTGCGGCATCAATCTTATCTTTCATTGCCTTGCGCTCAACTTCCATTTGCTTAATCTGAATTTCCATTTGCTGGAGTTTAAGCATTGGGTCTTCAGCTTGCTTCTGAGCCTGCTCTTGAGCGGCCTCTGCTTGGTTCTTCTGCAAGAGACGTTGTGCGGCTTGAGATAGGAGTGGAGTAAGGCGAGCTTCCATTTCTGGATCTAAGTGAATCTCTTCACCAGCCTCATCCATCTGAGGTGGCATATTGATACCCATCTGCTGTTCGATCTGAACGCGGTACGCAAAGCCTAAGTGCTCAGCCAAGTGAGCCTGCATTGCCGCCCCAATTGCATTGGCGTTAGGATTTTGACCCACAAGCTTTTGTATCTTGGGGTCTTGTATGGCTGACATATGAACCTGAATGTGAGCTTCATGGTCTTGGTAAGCAAATGCTTTTAAGGGTTTGAGATTTAATGCATTCTGATTCTCTGTTACGGGGTCGGTTGGCTTTTGATCTTCAGCCAAAGGAACCAGCTTACTGGCTTCTTTAATACCTAACGCCTCTAACATATCGCGGTGCAGGAGGGGCATGTTGTATAGGTTAGGCGCACTTTGAGCTAACTGAAGAACGGCTTGGTATTGGACAATCTTTTGAGCCATTGTTGACGCATTTGGGTCTGAAACAGGGATAACTTCCACCATTTCATAGTCCGAACGTCGAGCCTTACGGCTTCCTTCTACGGGCTCATAGCTGTATTCTTCAGGCGCATGCTCGGCAATAATGGCCTTTAAGAGTTTTAATTCCTGCTTTAAAGAGAAATGTACACGGGCTTGAACGGCTGACATGACCTTTAACGTGCGTTCTAAGATAGCTAATGTGGTGCCTACTGGAGCATTAGCGCTCATATCTGACACTTGCATGTCTGCGGTGTTGGCAAAGCGACGACCATTCTCGATAATCTGGTTTAACAGACTCATCAAGACCTGAGAAGGCTCTTTGTATGGCAATGGCATGATGTTGTCGCGCATTGCACCGCTACCAACGTCCACATCTCGGAACTCACCCGGTGCGATTGGGGTATCGTCACCCTTAATACGTAAACCACGAGTTTTAAATCCGCCCGGAAGGTTAGATAAAGTGCCTGCATCTACCAATTGGCGAATAATTGACGTGCCAGACTTGGCATAAGCGCCAATCAGGTGAATTAAACCAAAATAATAGAACCCAAAGCCCGGGATGTAGCCATAATGCACAAAATGCTGGCGGGGGCGGTAGTTTTCATCATCAGGCTTCCAGTTTCTGCGGATAGACAGGATAGTATTTGAGCCTTTTTCAATGGTCACGACATATGGCAGGGCAATACCTGTCATTTCGCCATCTTCTTCGTGCTCAAAGCCGGGCAAATCAAGCTCAACTTGCATCTCCAGAAGCTTATAGCGCTCATCAGAGACTGCTGTAAAGCCTGTTTTCTCGGCAATTTTTTTTTCTACTTCATCTAATGTATTATTTGGGGTGCCTAGATCAACATCTCGGTAAAATCCACCTACTTGAAGCTTGCGAATATCGTTCTCGGTCTTACGCATAACGTGAGTTACACGCTCAGCGGACTCAAGATTCGTGGCGCCAAAAGGCACTACGACGTCCTCAGCTGGCACAAACAACGAAACAGCTCTACCAATATTCGGGTCTTCATAAACCTTCTTAAAGGCGTTACCAGCTAACCCCAAGCCCCATAACATACGCTCTGTTTCTGGACGGAACTCAGGCATGGCTTCGGTTAACTCATAGTTCATGTCCTCTTGGACGCGAACAGCCGCTTCTTTTTTGTCTTGGGTCTCTTTGCCTAGTATCTTGGCCTTAACTGGGCCAGCGGCAGGGAATATCGACATGATGGTTTCAGCTTGGAACTTAACCAACGCCTCAGCTAACAAGGGGTGGTAGATACCACATGCGCCATCCCAAGGTTCGGTTCGGTCTTCAATCTTTAGACCTAGCAGTTCTAGGCCATCAACATAGGTTTGAATCCATTCTTTGCGAGATACTTGATCGTTTTCAAAATCGGAGACCAGATCAGAGGCTAAAGAAGAGAGCTCTCGGTCATCCATGTCTTCAGCCAAGTTGGCATAAAAATCATCTGACTCTTCCACTTCAATCTCTATTTCGAGATCTGGAAGTTCCACCTCAAACAGTTCAGGTTCTTGTATCTCAATATCGATACCGACAGGGGCTTGGTATAAGGATTTTTCTATGGACATTTTGGTCTTCAATAATAAGTGAGTTTTTTGCGAACGGTGGGCTCATCTAGTTCATCTGTATCGAGCCTTAAAAACCCACCCTGTCTGAATCTGAGTAACGCTTGGGTCGTACTATCTACGATGTCATCATGTTCGCCGTTGGGAAACGATGCACACTCCTCCATCACCTCATCCGCCCATCTTGTTTCAGGGCACCAAACAAAGCCTGACGCAAATAAATCGGTCACGGCGTTTACACGGGCTATCTTATCAGAACCCTTGCTAGGTGTATATTCCATTAGCGGGATTCCTGTGCGACGAAGTTCTTGGATCAAGGAAGCTCCAGACGCCCTTTTCTCAATAATTAATGTATCGGGCTCCCATTCCAAATAGAGCTCATGAGCCTTGCGCTTGAGATCAGGGAACTCCATACGCTCTTTATAGCAATCAAGCAGGATGATATTGGGCGCTTGCATGCCATCTTCGGCTGTTTTATAAAAGATTCCCCAAGTCGTGCAGACAGAAAAATCCGCCCTGTTGTTTGTTTCAAAGGCGGTATCCCAGCTTTGAATGATGTAATCGCAAACAGGGGGCGTTTCCTTTTCCCAGATCCTCCAAGACTCCCGCTTAATCAGGGCGCCTGCTTCTGAGGTTGGGTTCTGTTGATACTGAGCATTCCATTTACCAACTGGAATCTCATCTCTGATAGCTTCTAATTCTTCTTGTGACCAGAACTCAGGCCATAACGGAGTACCTGAAGGCATCAAGGCAGGAAACTCAATCACTTCCCATTGATCTCCGCCTCGAGTGACGGAGCTCTTTACAATTTGTCCGGACAAGTCCCGCTTAGACCAGCGAGTCATCACGATCACAATAGCCCCGCCCGGCTGTAAACGCTGACGAGGACCCGATGAATACCATTCATAGACCCTGTCATAGACCTCTGGGCTACCTAGCATGGCTTCTTGTTCGCTATGTGGATCATCAATGATTAAGAGATCGGCTCCCTTACCCGTCACAGCACCGCCCACACCAATAGCGAAGTAATCACCGCCCTTGGATGTATTCCAGCGCCCTGCGGCCTTTGAGTCACTTGAGAGCTTAGTTTGAAAGACCTTCTGGTAATCAGGCGAATTTACAAGGTTACGGACCTTACGACCAAAGCCCACAGCTAGTTCAGCGGTGTGAGCTGTTTGAATAATCTTTTTCTCAGGATACTTACCCAGAAACCACGAAGGCAATAGAAAGGATGCAAACTCAGACTTAGTGTGACGAGGCGCCATGTTAATGATGAGCCTCTTTAGCTCTCCACTGGCCACGCGCTCAAAAGCTTCTGCCATAATCTTATGATGCCGCCCAGCAATGAATGAAGGCCACATCTCTTGAACGAAAGGCATGAAGTTCTCGCGGCACCTTTCATTCTTATCCGCCATCAATAATTGGTGGATCTTGGCTATATCAGGAGAGTTAGGAGGCATCAACTCGATGACCCTCAAATACTTCTCTACCTCATCACGAGTCAGTAGACTCATAAAGCAGAGACCTGTTGGATTGACCTGTCAACTATCTGGATTGACCTGATCTTATGTGGTTTGATCTCTATAAAGCCTTGCTCTCTTAACGCATGCATTAATCTGTGCACATTGGACTTACTCTTGATATCCAAGCCTTGAGCAATATTTCTATAGGAAGGTGCATAGCCTTTTACAGACATGTACGCCTTAATAAATTCCAACGCTAATTTTTGTTTAGGCGTCACTGTCTTGATCCATAAAAATGAATATAGGTGTCTTAGGACCCATATAAGCTCCTTGGACATTGAACTCAAAGAACTCCATAGCATCTTTATAAGGCATGTCTTTCGATAGCTCCTTGACCACTAAGCTTGCATCGTACAGGGCTACCCATTCCTCTTCTCGCAAGGTCATGCCCACTACACAGTGATCAAATCCCTTGGCTAACAATACCTCGTCATCTACAGCGCTAATGCGACTAAGTAAATTATTTTTCAAAATATATACCCCCCCTGTTTAAACACGAACGTTCCTATAGGGGGTATTTTGCATGGAATGGGGTGGGGAGTCAAGGGGCGAGAACGATTGGGGGGAGGGGTGTGTGAATGAGAACGATTGGTTGGGGGAAATGTGATGGGATGTGGGAATTACCATGTATAGAGTTTGATGGACACACGGCTCAAAAAGGGGTGTGCCCCCACGGTGGGTCACCAGCCTAGCCAATCACCAAGCCGTACCCCTCAAGCGTAGGCATAGAGGCTCAGGCCACAGGCATAGCCTGATTAGTTACAAGGTCATGGCTGGGTTGTGAGCTTAGTTGCGGTGAAGGTTTAAACAGGTTGTGTAAACAGGTCGTTTAAACATTGTATTACTCAAGCCTGACACCCAAACAATTTCAGCACCTATGAGCCCATAGGGGAAATGACAGGCTGTTTATACAGCTGACAGAGGTCACCTCATAGCCTCTATATAACCTGAAGTTATGTAACCTAAGTGTTTTACCGTGTTTATTGGCACTTTGACCTTATATCCATAACCTGTAGTTATATAGCCTTACACACCTACAACAGGCATATGCACCTAAGTCATTGATATGCAAGGGATTGTTAATGCTTGGTCACTGCATCAAGTAGAGCCAAGTGTTTGCTTAGTTCGTCTTTGAGTGTCTCTGTGGATATATTTTCAACTGTCTTCTCTACTCTGTCAGTGAACATGCTCACCGCTTTGCCCATCAGCTCTAGAGCCTTTAGCTTGTGCCCGTCATGATCCATCTCTCTACTATGCTTGAGTAACTCTTCCATAACATGTCTACGCATCGCCTGCTCATCATTAATTAAAGCGTTCTCGCTCTTACTCAGACTAGCATCTAGTAAGGCTCTTACTTTGGTGTCTGATGCAGTCCTGTGCGCATTGCTAGCAATAGTTCCCTCGTTAGTCGTATGGGGCTTATACGCTTGCTTGTATGCTTCCCTATTACTCATGCCTTGTACTATGTAATGCACAAACATTCTTTGCTTTGCTGTGAGCTTACCTTCTTCTTTAGCTGTACCAGTAGGCTTGCTGTCTGTACGCCTTAGCCTGTCAGTTGTACGTCCAACCATTGTTCGCATCTGCTCACTAGAGTAATCGGTCTTTATGTCATGCGAACGGTTCTCAATTGCATCTTCTGTGTTGACTACTGGTTTCATCTGCTTGCACCTCTGCGTGGTTTATGGCAACGG